ACCAGCGCCTTGGTTTGAAGAAGCGCTCGTGCGTGACCTCAAAATCGACACAGGCTACTATTACGCTCAAGCGCAACTCTGGAGTGAAGAAAACCCCGATGCTTTTGCTGGTATTCACTCATCCTACGGTGTGTGTTTAATCATGGACGAAGCTTCAGGTATTCCCGCACCCATTTACTCAGTCTCCGAAGGCTTCTTCTCCGAACCAACGAACGACCGTTATTGGTTCTGTTTCTCTAACCCCAGACGTAACACAGGACCCTTCTACGATTGTTTCCACGCTAAGAAACCTTACTGGAACACCGAGCAAATAGATTCCCGCACGGTCGAAGGCACGGATACTGCTTTGTTCAATCGGATGCTGGAGCAGTACGGTGAAGATTCTACTGTGGCTCGTGTTGAAGTTTTGGGTGAGTTTCCGAAGATGGACGATGATACGGTTATACCAATGGAGTTGATTAAGTCAGCTATGGGTCGTGATGTGGCGCTCACTTCAAGTGAGCCGATTATCTGGGGTTTGGATGTCGCTCGCTTTGGTGGCGATAATTCAGCTTTGTGCGTGCGTCAGGGCAACACCGTCTTTGAGGTGCAGACTTTTCATTCGATGGATCTCATGCAACTCTGTGGTGCTATTAAGAATAGATTTGACGATGCGACTGTGATGGAACAACCGCAAGAAATTTTAGTGGATGTCATTGGTATTGGTTCTGGCGTGGTGGATAGATTGCGAGAATTGAATTTACCCGTGCGTGGGGTGAACGTAGCCGAAGCACCGAGTACCAAAAAAAATTATTTGAACTTGCGGGCGGAACTCTGGTTTGCTATCAAAGATTGGTTGGCGCAGCGTGACTGTCGGCTGCCTGAAGATGATGAGTTGTGTTCCGAACTGGCTGCGCCTAGTTACAAATATACTTCATCTGGTAAAATAAAGTTAGAAAGTAAAGAAGAAATGCGTAAACGTGGCGTCAAGTCACCAGACCGTGCCGATGCTTTAGCCCTCACTATGGCATCAAATGCAGCAGGTGCTAGTGGCAGTATGAGTTATTTAGGTTATAATTTCAGACAACCACTAAAATCACGCATAATAAGAGTGGGATAATTTATGGCAGAACAAGATAAGAAATACGAAGTCGAAGTTGAAGAACAGAACTTTGACGATCTCAGCGCATACCTCAAAAACGCAATGGACGATGCTGAGGACTACATTCACCAAGTCGGTGAGGAACGAGCAGAATCAACCGAATATTATTTAGGTAATGAACCAGAACCGACCAGCTCGGTGCAATCTTATTATGTCTCCACAGACGTTAGAGATACTGTTTTGTTTATGCTCCCTAGTGTCATGCGTACTTTCTTTGGTGCCAACAAAGTGGTTGAGTTCGTGCCTAAGAATGTTGAAGATATTCCAATAGCGCAACAACAAACCGATTATGTCAACTATGTGATTCAAGAAAAGAACCCTGGTTTTAAAGTCTTGTACGATGCCTTTAAAGATGCCCTCGTGCGTAAGTCAGGTTTTGTTAAAGCTTTCTGGGACGATAGTATCTCCACCTCCACGCACGAATACAGTAATTTAACACCCCAAGCTTATCAAGCGCTCGTCTTAGACAAAGACGTAGAAATCTTAGAAGAAGTAGCGCAAAAAGAGACTATTACCCAAATCGACCCACTGTCAGGCGAAGAAATTACTCAAGAAATACCAGTTTCTTATGACTTAAAAATTAGACGAGTGAAGTCAAAAAACCAAGTCTGCATAGAATCCATTCCACCAGAAGAAGTTTTGATTGCCCGCCACGCCCGCTCGCTCGAAGATTCATCTTATGTGGCGCATCGTATGCTCAAGACCGTGAGTGAATTGGTCGCTATGGGCTACGACATTGAAGAAGTTGAGCAGTTCGCTGGTCAAGGTGGTGCCTTGCTCGACCCACATTCATTTGAAGAACAAGAAGCTCGTAACCCATTTGATAATGCGGTTTACCCAGACACTTCAGAAGATAAAGACGTCTTATACATTGAACACTTCTGTCATTACGATTTGGACGGTGATGGTATTGATGAACTCGTCAGAGTTTGTACCTTTGGTAATGCTTTGCATATTGCTAATGTCGAACCTTGGGACGATTTACCCATCATTCAATTCTGTCCAGATCCAGAACCACACACAGCTATCGGGTCGTGTCCAGCGGATTACTTAAAACCCATTCAAGCAGCAAAGTCGCAGATCATGCGAGACACCCTTGATTCGCTTGGACACGCCATCTTCCCACGCATGGGAATTGTTGAAGGGCAAGTCAATATTGACGATGTGCTAAATACCGATATTGGTCAGCCAATCAGAATGAGAGCGCCAGGTATGGTGCAACCTTTTGCTGTCCCGTTCGTTGGTAAAGAAGCTTTCCCAGTTTTGGGTTATCTTGACGAAGCCAAAGAGAATAGAACTGGTGTGTCAAAAGCTAGTGCGGGTTTGAACGCTGACGCTTTACAATCATCCACCAAAGCAGCCGTGTCCGCTACCATGAGTGGCGCTCAAGGCAGAATCGAGTTGATTTGTCGTCACTTTGCCGAAGGTGGGATGAAACAACTCTTTAGATTGGTTAATAATCTGATTGTTAAACACCAAGATGCCCAAGACATTTTTAGACTAAACAATGAGTTCGTGCCAGTTGACCCAAGGTATTGGGACAGCGACAAAGACATTATTGTTAATGTGGCGATTTCTAAATCTAGCGATGAAGAAAAGATTGCTATTCTGCAAGCTCTCTCACAAAAACAAGAACAGATCTTGTCACAGTTAGGACCAAACAATCCATTGGTGTCACTCCAACAATACTCCAACACCATTAGTAAGATTGTTGAGATGGCTGGGTTCAAAGATGTTAATAACTACATCAATACGCAAGTACCGCCAATGCCACCACAACCACAAGAAGAGAAACCAGACCCAGCAGCTTTACTAGCTCAGGCTGAAGCGCAAAAAGCTCAAGTTCAAGCGCAGAAAGCCATCATAGATGCTGAAACCGATAGAATGAAAATCATCATGGACGATGATCGACAGCGTGATATCGAAGAAGCCAATCTACGAGTTAAGATGGCTGAGTTACAAGCTAAGTTTGGCGCTCAAGTAAATATTGCTGAGATTAATGCTATCATGGAACGTGATAGAGAAATGATTAGGCAAACGCAAAAATCACAAGCTCAAGGATTATTTACTAATGCACCAGCAGGACAACCTAACCAAAATATATAACTTAGAAATCGTGGATGGTGAATATGTTTACCAAACCAAAACCATCAAAGCACAATCACGAGCCGAAGCTGAACAGATAATTAGAGAAACGTTTTTGCATTTGATCTCCAAGGATTCGGAGATATTTGTCTTAAGTGAGGATATAATACATTAATGGCTATTACATACAGAGGTGAACGGTTTAGTGGTTACAACAAACCGAAAAGAACACCAGGTAAAAGTAAAAAGTTTGCGGTCCTTGCCAAACAGGGTGATAAAGTCAGATTAGTTCGTTTTGGTGATCCCAACATGACCATCAAAAAGAATATCCCAGCTCGTAGAAAATCTTTCCGAGCTAGACACAAGTGCGATACCGCTAAAGATAAATTGTCAGCTAGGTATTGGTCTTGTAAAAAATGGTAACGAGAAGAAGGCCAAGATGGGTGTCCATCGTTTTATTGTCATTGTGTTTTAGTTTGTATATCCATGCTCAAGAAGATACTAATGGTAACAACCAATCAGCCGACAACTTTGGGACTAACAACAACAACTCCACAGTCAGCTCTTACAACGAAACAACAGCTACTACTAATAACTATAGTGGAGCTGGTTCTTCTCCTGGTTCTATGCCTGTGGGTTCAGCTATCTCACCTAGCTTGATGTCTAATGGTATGGATTCATGTCTCATGTCTACTAACGGTGGTGTGCAATCATTTGGTGTGGGTTTATCTACGGGTGCGTACCGCCAAGACGAGAACTGCAACAGACGAAGAGATGCTAAGGTGCTGTCTGATCTTAATATGAAAGTGGCTAGTATCGCCCTCATGTGCCAAGACGACAATGTTTGGGAAGCCATGTTTATCAGTGGTACACCTTGCCCAATCTTGGTTAATTCTAAATTGGTTGCAGGTCGAGCAGCTTATTTAGCCATCAAACAAAACCCAGAACTCTATATCCCCAACTATGGTAAGGTCAGACAAGGCCGTAAACCAGCCTTAAAATGTCTGCGTTATACTGACACAGAAGTAATTATTGATTGCCACCCACAAATAATATGGGAAAGTGACAAGCGTTATAATGAAAAGCAACAATTTTATAATACAATACTGAGTATCAACGGAGATATTGATGAAGAAACTACTACTACCACTCTTAGCATTTCTGAGCGCTTCAGAAGCTCACTCAAATCAGGCGGTTGACGATTTAGTTAAACAGTCTGGGATTCTTAGAACCAACATTGACATTGCTATTCAAGGTATTGGTGGTTTTATGACCTACGCACCTTCTGGTTACATAGCACCCGATGGTGTCTTACAAGCAGGCTACATTACCTTTGAGAACATGGACGCTTACAATGCAGCCCTCGCCAATGTTGAAAATGCGACCTTTTATTCGGCTGAAGATTTTTTGACAGACAACCAACAAGCAGCCCAAGAAAACATGGAAGAAGCTATCAACGATTTTGTTGAAGCCACACTAGCTATTGTGACTGTTATTGAAGTCAATGACCAAGCCGAGAACGCTAGTGAGACTGGTGACATAGCTGACCAAGAAGCTTTACAAGATTTTATCCAAGACAACGATGTTTACATTACCGAACAAGAAGTGGCTGACTATAACCAAGCCATTACTGATATCGAAGAGTATGGTAATCAATACGCATCCTTTACTGCGGTCTTGTCCAACGATGAATACATGAACGAGTTTCAAGCAACTGCTGACCAATATCGAAACAGTTTCTTAGACGCAGCGATTGCTTTTGACGCATCGGTTGGTATGTTGACTGTTGGTTGGGAAAGTGTCTCAGTTATGGTTGACTTGTCACAATACTACAAGTCTGCTGAGGAATATTATCAAGCAGGTCAACAAAATGAATTTTATACCACATCACCAATAGTTTGTGGTTATGACTTCAGCCAATGTTATGAATGACTTTGAACTCAAAATCGGAAACTTCACATTTAAAGGGATTTATATTGCGATCTTTTTACCTATTATCTCAGGCCTTGCTGGTGGCGTTTGGTATGTCAGCGATTTTTATAATCGTATCAATGTTATTGATGCACTAGCCAACAGCAACAGTTCGTATGGGACAAATATTAGCGACCTAGAAGCACGTTTATCTTCAGTTGAACAATCTATTGCCGACAACGATATCAGTTCGTTACAGGGCAAATTAGCCGAGCTAGGCACTAACTTATCTCTCATCATGGAAGCCCAAAAAGATTTAATGGATCTTAAAGACCAGTTCAAAGATATTGATGTGGTCGCCAAAGAGAACAAATTGCTTGTTGAATCGTATGAAAGTAGAATAAAAGAGCTAGAAAATAAAATTAAATTACATCAACGAGAAGTTGATGATATTTGGAAAGGAATGGATGCTCTAGCAAATCCATTAGGTTAGTAACATGAATGTATGGGATAAAAAGTACAAGGGTAAAAAAACCAAGATAAAAGGGAAAAAAGGTTATGCAGCAGCAAAAGAAGCTGCTGATAAAAAATTCGGCAAGAAAACATCTTTAGTAAAAAATATGTGGATTGCTAAACAAATGAAAAAGAAATAATTATGCCAAAAGTAGGAAGTAAAAAATTCTCATATTCTAAGTCTGGCATGGCTAAAGCAAAAGCCTATGCTAAGAAAAAAGGTAAGAAAGTAAAATATAAAAAATAAGGAGCATCATGCCGTACAAAAAATATTCACCTAAGCAGAAGAAATTAGCTGCTGTCGCTAAACCCCGTAATAAAATCACAGGTGCTGATTTTAAAAAATTAAAAAAGAAGAAAAAATAAGGAGTAATTATGTTTGATTTAATATTTAACATTATTTGTTTTGTCTTTATAATAATTGGTCTCTCATCAGTTATTGTTTATGCACTACCTGTGCCTAAAGACAAAAAGCTAAAACAGGTTTACGACTATGTAAAACTTGTAGCATTAAAGAAAAAGAAATAATTCGATGAGTGATTTACTAAACAATTTAATAGGTCCAGTATCTGGGATACTGGATAAATTTGTTGCTGATAAAGATTTAAAAGCAAAACTAGAGCATGAACTTAAAACCGAATTACACAAGGCTAATATGGCGCAGATCGAAGTTAATAAAATCGAAGCGCAAAGCAAACATTGGTTTGTCGCAGGTTGGCGTCCGTGTGTTGGTTGGATTTGTGCTTTTGCACTTGCTTATCACTTCATTCTCCAGCCCTTTGCGATCTTTGCGATATCTCTCGCAGGCCTCTCATACGATCTTCCAGAGTTTGATATGAATAGTCTTATGACTATCTTGCTTGGTATGCTGGGCTTAGGTGGTTTAAGAACTTACGAAAAAAAACAAGGCGTAACAAAATGAAAAACTGGCCAAACTTTAAGTACGAAGAATTTGCTTGCAAACACACAGGCGAAAACAAAATGGACCCTAGTGTGATAGACAAGCTCCAAGAACTCAGAACGGAATGTGACTTTCCTTTTATTATTACCTCAGCTTACAGATCTGAAAGCCACCCAGCAGAAATCAACAAAGAAAAACCAGGCACACACACTAAAGGTATAGCAGTCGATATCTTGGTAAGCGGTTCACAAGCTTATGAAGTTGTTGCTCTAGCACCGCAGTTTGGTTTTACAGGTATAGGGGTACAACAAAAAGGTAAGGCTAGATTCATACATTTGGATGTAGATGGGGAAAAACATGGTAAGATACGACCATATATCTGGAGTTATTAATGGAACTATCAACATACTTAGTTTGGAATGTTTTTATCACACTAATCTTAGCGCCATTATTATTTTCTATTAGAAAAAATGAAACAGAGTTAAAAAGGTTGGATATTTTATTGAACAAAACTAGAGAAGAAATCCCAAGCAAGTATGTCACTAAAGAAGATCAAGAAAACGATATTTCAAGATTGTTTGAAAGACTTGACAAATTAGACCAAAAAATTGATAAACTAATAGCACAATGAATTTTTACAATCCATTCATGTCTGCCATACGATACGCCCAGTCAATAGCGGGCGGTATGCCATTTTCACAAGTAGTCCAACCTGGTATGAGTTTTTCACCACAATTTCCAATGGGTGATAGAGTTATTCCACCATCACCAGGATTACCAGCAATACAACCACCAGCAGTAATACCACCAAACATACCACCAGTTGGTGTTGGGTCAGGCATGGGCGGTTACGGTAGTGGCGGATCTTCTCGTCTTGGCGATTTTACAAGTGGCGGTATGGGTACTGTTTTCGACCCAATGGATGTTGGTCAACCTGGTGGTCCAATACCTTTTGACCTTGGCAAATCAGCAGGACCATTAGATTTTCTGTCATTGCTACCACCACAACCACCAGCAATAGGCTTGCCACCATTACAACCACCAAGCCAACAACTACCAGATTTATCTGGTGGATTAATGAACACCATACCAAGCGATCTTGGTAAAGTATTAAGTCTTATCTAAATGCCATCACAAGAAGAAATGATCAAGGCTCAAGAAGCCGAAAATATTCTTAACAGCGCATCTTTCAAAGAAGCCATCGCTAATCTCAAAGAAGAATACGTCAATCATTGGTTAAGAAGCAGAAACATTGATGATGTTGATATGAGAGAAGATTTACACAAAGCTATCCTTTTATTACCAGAAATAGAGAGACATCTAAGAATTATTGCTGAAAAAGGCAAAATCACTAAATCACAGTTAGAAAAGCTCAGAAAAATTAGTTAAAATATAAAAAAACTACAAAAGGAGTTTTTATGGCAACAACGGAAAAACCGATTGCACTACAGTCCGAAATGGACAAAGCAGCTTCATCATTTGAAGGATTTTTAGCACCTGAAGAGGAGAATGTTGAACCCCAAGAAGTTGAAGTTGAAGAAGCCGAATCTGAAGAAGAAGTCGAAGAAGTTGAAGAACTTGTCGATGATTTAGACGATGAGGATGAAGAAGAAGTTGAACAAGAAGATATTGAGGAAGAAGTAGAGCAACCCCAACTTTATACAGTCAAAGTTGATGGTGTAGAAACAGAGGTCACGCTCGAAGAACTCCAAAATGGTTATTCTCGTCAGCAAGATTATACGAGGAAAACTCAAGAACTGTCTCAACAGCGTAAGACTATTGAGCAACAGCAAGCTGAGTTAGCTCAAAGAGATGCGATTTATTCTCAACTGCTACCTAAGATGGAAGCACAGCTTAATGCTGAATTAGGTGATGAACCTGATTGGCAGAAGTTATATGAGGATGATCCAGTAGGGTATGTTAGGGAAAAACAACTCTGGGATCAAAAGAAAGAAAAGTTATCCGCAGTTCAAGTTGAACAGCAAAGACTTCAACAAGAAGCCATAGCTGAACAACAAAAACAAATTCAATCTATGGTTGAAGAAGGTAACAAAAAACTTTTAGAAATAATCCCTGAGTGGTCTAAACCTGAAACAGCAGCTCAAGAAAAAGCTGCTATTAGACAATACGCTATCGATGTCCTTGGTTATTCACCACAGGAAATGGATCAAGTCTATGACTACAGAGCTTTGATTGGTTTAAGGTCTGCATGGCTTCAACACGAAGCTGGACAGGCAACTAAAAAGAAACCAACACAAAAAGCAGCTGCCAGAGTAGGTAAACCTGGTTCAACAACCAGAAAAAGGTCAGCAGCTCCAGAGAAAAAGTTGCGTCAAAGGTTAAAGCAGACTGGTAAACAACAGGATGCTGCAAAATTATTTGAACAGCTATTAAAGTAAGGAGAAAATATAATGGCAAAAGTTTTAAATGCTTTCGATACCTATAGCGCTACTGCTGATAGAGAGGATTTAAGTAATATTATTTACAACATATCCCCAATGCAAACTCCATTTATGAGTTCTATCGGCACTAGAAATGTAAAAAATGTTGTCTTTGATTGGCAAACAGAAGTTCTTCCAACACCATCATCAAGTGGTGAATTAGAAGGTTTTGAACTTTCCAGATCAACAGCTCAAGCAACTGTTAGAGAATCAAACGTATGTATGATTTCAAAAAGAGATGCAACAGTTTCTGGTTCACAAGAAGTTTCAGACGCAGCTGGTAAGAGATCAGAAATGGCTCACCAGTTAGCTCTTATGGCTAAAGCTCTTAAGAGAGATATGGAAGAAGCTCTATGTCAAAATGGTGCAAAAACAACTGGTGATGCTTCAACAGCTCGTGTAACTGGTGGTTTTGAATCTTGGGTTGAAACCAATGATTCAAGAGGTTCTGGTGGTTCAGCAGCTGGTAACGGTGCAGCTCCAGTAGACGGCACACAAAGAGACTTAACAGAAGCTCTTTTAAAAGACGTATTACAACTTTCATTTGAAAATGGTGGCGAACCATCATTAGCAATTTGTGGACCACATAACAAGCAAGTTATTTCTGGCTTTACAGGTAGAACACAAGCAAGACAAATGATCGATGCTAATACTGTTGAAGCATCTGTATCAATCTATTCATCTGACTTTGGTGAGTTACAAATCGTACCATCAAACAGATCAAGAGAAAGATCTCTACTATTGGTTGATCCAGAATATGCAAAAGTAGCATATCTAAGAAACTTCCAAACAGTTGATATTGCAACTATTGGTGATGCAGAAACCAAGATGATTGTAGTTGAGTACGGTTTAGAAGTATCTAATGAGAAAGCACACGGTATCGTGGCTGACTTAAACGTATCTTAATGATATTTATGGGCGGGCTTAGTCCCGCCCTCTTTTTATGGCTAGACGAACTATCATAGATCACACACTTGGTTACAAGCATGAGTTTGCTACCGAGGATGATAAAGTCGTTTATCACACTACCCAAGACGTGCAACCAGTCTTAGAACACGTCAAACAATTAAGTTACAATAAACCAGGGAAAGATTTACGTCACGTTGCGGAAGTTCCTATGGTAATATATCAACAAGCCATGCGAGAAGGCTGGGCCAAGGACCAGAAGGCATGGAAAAAATGGTTGAACAATCCAGATAATAAATTGTTCAGAACATGGAAAGGTAAGGTATGACATATTCAGAATTAAAAACCAACATAGCAAATTACTTAAATAGATCTGACCTAACTGGTCAAATGGATATGTTTATTGATAATGTTGAAGGCGAAGTCAATAGAAGAGTAAGACGTAAAGAAATGATTAAAAGAGCAACAGCAACGGCTGATGCACAATACTTATCACTACCTACCGATTGGTTAGAAGGTATTAATGTTGAAATAACATCCAATGACTTTTCACCAATCCTACAACAGTCTATTGAAAGTTTAGACATTTACAGAAAATCAATTAACAACAAAACAGGACAACCTGTGTATTTTGCTTTTGTCGACGACACTATGGAATTAGCACCAACACCAGACACTAGCTACACATTACAATTAACTTATTACAGCAAGATAGATGCACTAAGTGATAGCAACACTAGCAACTTCCTATCCAACAATCATCCCGATGTTTATTTGTATGGTGCTTTAAAACACGCTTCTATCTATTTAATGGAAGATGAAAGGGTCGCAATGTTCTCACAGCTCTTTGAAAAAGCCTTAGAAGAACTTAAAATGGAACAAGAAAAAGCAGAATTTGGTAAAGGCTCTCTTATGCAAAGAAGAAGGTCTTATGGCAAAGCTAAGAAAAACGTTTATTATTGGAGTAACAACTAGGAAGTATTATGGCAGGATTTTCAGATTATTTAGAGGACAAAGTTTTAGACCATGTGTTTGGTGGTAATGCCTACACAGCACCATCAACATTATATGTCGCATTATATACTGTAGCACCAACTGATACAGGTGGTGGCACAGAAGTTTCAGGTGGCGCTTACGCACGACAAACTGCTACATTTTCTGTTTCAGGCACAGACCCAACAACAGCATCCAATACTGCTGCTATAGAATATCCAACCGCCACAGCAGATTATGGTACCGTTGTTGCCGTTGGTGTTTTTGATGCGCTCACATCTGGCAACTTATTGGCTTACGCTAATTTAACTGCATCAAAAGTCGTATCTTCAGGAGATATATTTAGATTTAACACAGGCGATTTGGATATAACTCTGGCATAACATCATGGCCACTTTAGGCTACGGTAGAGGATTTTATGGCAGATCCAAGTGGGACGAGCTTGCTGGTCAGCTAACATCCACCATCCCCGCAACATCAGATACTACGGCTACAGGCCGTGAATTATTCATTGGTAATTCTACTGTCGTTGTTGTTTCTGACTTTACCGCAGTTGGCACACAAGTTGACTTAGCCTTAGTCACCATTGCAGCAGTTTCCGATTTTGATTCACAAGGCTTTATCAAAGCTGGTGGCGCCTCGGTTATTAGTGGCGTTAGTGATTTTGCTTCTGATGGTTTTATTACCGCAGCTGGCTTTAGCACCATAGCTGGTGTTAGTGATTTTGACAGCACAGGACGAGCAACTTTCGCAGGTGCTGGGCTATCAAACCAAACAAGTAGTTTTTCATCTCTCGGTGGTTTAAAATGGGAAGATGAAACTGTACCACCAGATGTTTGGTCAGACCAGACAGTTAGCACTACTTGGTCAGCACAAACAGACCCAAGCACAACTTGGAGTCAGATAACAACAACAGATAAAACATGGACAACACAGAACAATCCAAGCACAAGTTGGGATGAAAAAGATAAACAAGAGGTAGCATAAATGGCAGATACAACAACAACCAATCTTAGTTTAACCAAGCCAGAACCAGGGGGTTCTGAAGATACTTGGGGTGATAAGCTCAATACCAACTTAGATACTTTAGATGCGATTTTTGGTGCAGGCGGAACAACTGTATCTATGGGTAATGTTTCTGTCGATCAGTTGGATCTTGGCGACAACGAAAGAATCAGACTAGGTGCTAGTCAAGATTTAGAAATCTACCACGATGGTAGTAATAGCCGAATAAGAGAAGTTGGTACTGGTAGCCTATTATTGGATGCTGAATCTTTATACCTAAGAAATACAACAGGAGATAGCTACTTACAAGGAATTAATGGTGGTGCAGTTAATATTTTTTATAATGGCACAGTTAAACTAAACACCACCTCATCAGGGATAGACGTAACAGGTAACGCTACATTTGACGATAATGGTAAAGCCATCTTTGGTACTGGTAGTGACCTACAAATCTACCACGACAGCCAAGATACTTTTTTAATAAATGATACTGGTCAATTAAAAATTAGAAATAGGTCAGATGATAAAGACATAGTATTAGAATCTGATGATGGCTCTGGTGGCATAACAAGTTATGTTTTGATAGATGGCTCACAAGGGACTGTCAGACTATACCATTATGGTTCAGAAAAATTACTCACCACCTCAACAGGTATAGATGTTACAGGAACAGTCGTTAGTGATGGTTTGACTGTTGATACTAATACGCTTTATGTAGACTCCACAAACAATAGAGTTGGCATAGGAACTACTTCGCCAGTATCTTTATTAGATTTAGGTACAGGTAATACATCGGGTTCTGGTCTGTCTTTTGGTAGTACTTTATCAGAAATTAGAAGAGGTGGTACTAATGGCGACACTATACAGACTTCACATTGGGGTAATGTAGCAGTCATTATAGATAGCGACAATAATGATACTTCTACACGTGCCTTTAAGGTTATGGAAGGTAACACTGATGCTGGTACAGCTAATGAACTATTTAGGGTTAGGTCTGATGGCAAAGTCGGCATAGGAACTACTAGTCCTGCATCACACCTTGAAATTCGTGGCTCTTCTGGTGGAAACGATAAGCAATTAAGATTATCAACAGGTTCAACTACATATTGGGATTTAGGAAGGTCTGGTGTAAATGGTAATTTTGAAATTACAGAAGATAGTGGAGACACTTATTTTGTTATTGACAAGACTTCAGGCTCAGTTGGTATTGGTACGACTTCGCCAGAATCAACTTTAGAAATAGCAAAATCTGACCAAACCAATGGTGCTACTTTAAGCATCACTAATTCATTTATTGGTAATAATTGGGAAGCTGGAGATACAGTAGGCACTATTAACTTTAGAACTGATGATTGGTCAACATCAGAACCAATAAGAGGACAAATAAAAGTATTTGATGATGCTTCTGATGGCACAAATACATATCCTTATGCAAATGCTATGTCGTTTAGCACAGGCTATGTAAATACCCTAAATGAACGTATGCGTATCGACTCATCAGGCAACGTAGGCATAGGAACTACTTCGCCATCATACCCACTAGATGTTAATGGCACAGCACACATACAAGGCGACATAAGAATAACAAGCACCTTCCCAAGAATATATTTAGCAGATAGTAATAACAATTCTGACTTTTCTGTTATTAATGCTAATGGTAACTTTGGTATTTATGATGATACTAATGCAGCATATCGTTTTAGAATAGACAGCTCAGGTAACGTAGGCATAGGAACTACTTCGCCAAGTTACACTTTAGATGTCAGTGGTTCTGCAAGATTATTAAGCTCATCTCCCCAAATAGTTTTACAAGATTCAGATGAAAGTAATGTTTTCGGTCAAATAATACAAAGTTCAGGTGCTTTGAGCATAAGGTCAAGAGATGGCACATCAAATGGTATCATCAAGTTTGAAGGCAACAATGGAACTGCTACTACCGAATATGCCAGAATCGACTCTGATGGCAACATGAGTATAGGGACTAGTTCGGCAGCTGCAGGCTTACATATTTTAAAATCAAGTTTAGCAGGACAATTTATAGTAAGTAATACAGAGAGTGATGCAACCACCAAATATGGTGCTATTACTGGTTCTCATTATACCAATGCAGAAGAAGTTATGACTGGTATGTTAATGACATCATATTCATCTGGTAATAGAGTTAGTATCGGTGGTGGTATAACTTCATCTAATGCAGCTAGTGAAATTTTATTTTATACAGCAGCTAATAATACTACTGTAACTGGTACTGAAGCCATGAGAATAGACAGCTCTGGCAACGTAGGGATAGGAACTACTTCGCCAAGTGAGAAACTTGATATTTTAGGCAATCAAAGAATATTTGGTAACTTGTATTTAGAATCCAATGCTCAAGGCTTCAGAGCTGTAGCTATGAATACCTCAGATGGTGCTGATAA